GGAGAAAGAAGGCTTGAATTCATCTTTCAGGGTGGCCATATCCGGTGTTGGAGCATACGCCATATTCAAAGGAATACCGCTGAAGGTTCCATCGGAATTTTGCTTTCTAAGCACATTATTGAATTTGTCAATTTCAATAAAAGCCAGAGCGCCGAACTTGTTGAAAGAACGCAAAGCAGCAGCATAAGCTAAACCACCTTTGTTAGTCATTAAAGTCCGAGTGATGGTACCATTACGGATAAATGCCTGTGATCCATCATCATAAGTCACGATGATATCACTTTCCTTGCCATCATTGATAGCACGAACAGGAGCATTGTATCCAAAAATTGGAAACCATCTTTTATTTGATACATCATGCACTCTTGCAGTGATGTATGCTAAAAAAGCAGCCTCATTGGTAGAGGTCCACTTTGCAGAAGCAGGCATGATGATGTACATCGCTGGGGCGAACATCTTCACTTGGCAATCCACTCCTGTATTCAGGGGTGCTGCAGTAACAGCACAGGGTTTATTAAGCATGTTTTAAAAATTAAATAGTTAACAATTGGTGCTTGTTTGGAATGTTAATGTCAAATCGTAGATTTCTATCGCATCAACATAGTCTGCAAACTGAATACCTCCTTTTTCAACTTGTGGAGGTGGAGATCCTGGATTATCCTGCTTTGTGAAAGTCAAGAAATCCTGATCTTGGTTTACAATATTTGGGTGCCTAGCAATCTGTGTCATAAACTCGTCAAAGACCGGATACAAAATCGTTTTGAATGATTGTTGGTACCTTTTTTCTGGCGTGTCTGTTAAATTTGAAAGCGCTGCTATTACTATTTTCGGAAACTTAATTGTGGCGTAATAATCATTGCCAAATGTTTCTCTAAAAGGCATAAACAGAGCAATCAATGGATACTTGTTCCCTTTTTTTGTAATACTGTTGTTGAGCGTTTGAAGATGCGTAAGGATCTGCGGTTGTCTACCATAGGTATAGTTGACATTTAGCCCAAGCTTTGTTAAAGCAGGAGCCATTGCAGTTGTTATATCTGCAAAAATGTCAACTATAACCAAGGTAGATTGTGACATATTATTCGTTGGGTTTTCGGGCAATTAAAGTAGCCGTGAATGATCCCGACATTGTACCTGTCCCGGTCCATCGTACACCATAGTATTGATAACCGAGCTTGCATTGATATGCCTTACCCTGGCTTACAACATCAGTAACTGTAAAAGCAGCATCCTGAGTGGTAAAACCGGTAATATCATAAAAATTCACTCCATCATTACTTGCCACTGGAATAAGGGTTCCACCTAACGTTCCAGAAATTTTGGTGATGTTTACAGTGATAGTAACAGTAGCACGATTGCCATTTACTTTAGTGTACAGGGTTTTAACACCTGCATTTGTCACAGTATCAATGGTATTACCATACGTCGGAGAAACCAGTGCCACCTGGGCATCTGATTGAAAAGCCGTTAATAAGCCAACGGCAAAAAGCATTGCGAAAAGTATTTTTTTCATTGTATAAAATTTATGCCTGACCGGCACGGTTAAAAAATTGGATTCATGAATTTGAAATATTGGATGGCATTAATTCTGTTGATATTAGTCCATTCGGGATACGTGGTTTGATTGGCCGTCATAAACTCAGTAAACTGCTTTACCTGATTGCTCATTTCATTCCAAATCAAAGCCAGCTTTTTCCTAGGGCTTACCATTGTAGTATTCTCACCACTCATTACCGCTTCGCCAATTCCTGTGAACTGTGTTGCATTTTCTGAACGATAATAGAAATACACATAGTTGGCAATGATGCTTTGCTTTTGAGCCACTGGAGTTGTAGCCGGTGCAGTTGGTGGTGGAACTACCACCTCAATAAGACCGGGCCACTTATCAGTATAACCATTAGCGTCTGCATATTCTGCACCGCTGAAAATTGCGGTAAATCGAGCATTTGTTTTATCAGCCAAATACGCTTTATACAAAGGATATCCGAATAGCTTTATTAAAAATTGTGGCTCAAACTGGTTAATGTAAGAGACAATAGTTTCAGCTACAGCGGCATCCTCTGAATTTGGAATATTCAGCTTTTTGACAAAATATGATGCATCAATTAGGGACATGATTACTCTTTTACAATTGTGGCAATACCAAGCTCTACAAACTGATCAGCAGATTCTTGGCTCATAAATTTCTCTTCCCCGTCATTGAAAAAGCGTTGCTTATTCCAATCTGCAGGGTATTCAATGAGCACTTTTACCAAACCTGGATGAAGATCAACTGGAGCTGTGGTCTCAGTTACAAAACCAACAGAACTAATAACCATGTTATGACCATCAGCTTGTTCACCGATGGTCATAATTTTGGTCACTCCTTCTGACAAATGATCTCCTGCCGGCGCCTGCTCATCCTTTTTTGGCTGAGCGCCTTCTTCCTGCAGACTGTTGTCTGGATTCAGAATTACATTTTCGGTAGATACTACCGATTTTAATTGCTCATCCTTTTTTGGCTGAGCGCCTTTATTTGACTTTGCCATATAGAAGGTTTAAAAAGATTGATTATTGAGAAATAGCTGCTTTTACAGTAGCGAAATCAGGTCCTTTTACTATANCAACTTTCCTTACGGTGCTGATATAATCAAAATAGAACTGTTCAAGAACTACTGAGTAAGCGTTCTGTGCAAAGTCGGTACCGTTGTAACCAACCCTTACAATTAAACCACCGCGAAGGATGATGTTATATTGCTTCAAGTCTCCTACTAATACGGCATCAGCACCACCACCAAGGGCAGTCATTTGACGATTGCCAACCAGGCTAATTCCACTTAATACATCCGGGGCATTCAACCAGCTACCAAACTGATTTTTGATTGTTCCCATACGATATTTTTTAGTGGCAGACATGATTGCGGCATTTGCACGAGCGCTTCCGAAGGTTGCATTATCAACCTGAGCGGCCATAGCTGAGATAGCGTCGAAATCATTTACGGCAGTAACAGGATCTGCTCCTTTATATTCAACACCACTGTTATAAGCTGTGGCAGTACTCACAATGTTTGGAAGGATGGCATCATTAACGCGATTGATTACATCAATACGGGCTTTGTTCATGATATCACTTTCTAATTGAGCGAAGTCCATTTGGAATTCCTGAGTGAAACCAACCAGGGTTGCTTCTTTTTTATAAGTAGCTGAATTTAATTGATACAGGTATTGGCTACCAGGCTTAGTTGCACCTTCAGCAGTTGTTGCAGATGAGCCATTTTTAGGCTGCTCATCAAACCACATTACAAAAGGCATAGAGCTATTAAAGCTTGCATTGATAGTGTTACACAGATCAAAAATCCATGGTGTATTACGGAATTGGCTATTGATTTGGGCACCTGCACCAACACGGAGCAAAGTGGCTGCATCCAGCGCTTGGGTAATAGCTGATACTCCACCATTGATACCACCAATGGAAGCTTCAGGCCCAACTTTGTTTGCCGTGTTACTTAAATCAATTCCTTTAATTTCCGTTTCACCCTTTTCATTCAGGGTAACCATATATGTTTTCTGACCGGATCCTGCGTTGTAAATTGCTCGCAGACTTTCTGCATCTTCTTTTAATGCTTGCGCAATCGATTTTACTTTACCAGGTTCTCCAGCGCCCAACTTAGCAGCTACTTCTGCCAAAGTGGTTCCTTGTTTTTCAGCTATAGCCTTTACAGACTCAACTGTTGCCTCTGCCGTTTTTTTGTAGGCTTCAAATTGCTCTAATGTGATACCACCCTTTTGGGTATATACTTCATTAGCAAATGTTTTCATTTTTTCATCGTAATTGGCTAACTCAGCCTTGATTCTGTTGGTGGCATCAACCCCAACTTTATCAACGAGCGCCTGAAATTGTTTTTCGTCCATGACGGTTAATTTTTTTTAATTAATAAATTTTGTGTTTTGAATAGCTGCTGATAAATCGAATGTTGGCACCTCAGCACTGCTGCTGTTTGGTGAAACATATTGTCCGCAGCTGGGGCAATTGGCTGAGCCATCATCTGGAGCATCGAAATGCTTTGCACAGTTGGGGCACATTACCATTGATTTATGGTTATCGTTAGACGGCTGCTGACCAGTGCCATAGGCGGCTGATTTTCCAGTGTCAGATACTTCTAATGTGGGGGTCAGGATGTTTGCGCCAAAAAGCACGCAACTATTTTCCATGATTTTTATTTCCGGAACAATCCAGAAATATCCTCTTTCATCAATAACATCCTTATTGATTACTTTATCATAATACTTTTTCCAGAGCTCGTATTCAGGCAAGTAGTCTTTATCATTGATGCACATTCCAATGCTGATATACTGCAGGCCAATTGAGTGCTGATTGATTTTGCCGTTTTTGTAAAATTTATAAGTATCCTCGTTGTAATCTTCCCGGACGTCAGATTCCATTACAAAAGCAGTAGTAGAACCTGGTAAATCCAAGCCTAAATCTTTGAGAGAAATCTTTTGGGTATAAACGGCTTTTACATCAGCAACATGATTCGTACTAAGATGAATGTGATCGGCAATGTGCGGAATAAGGTTGCCCTTTTCTTTTATGGATTTGTCATAACAGGTATCAGTTAAAACATCCATTTGGGAGTCGCACCACCAGGCAGAGTTTCCAACCACTTTAACTTTTACAACACCGGTATCATCATCCTGATCAGCTCCGCTCATTTCTTTTTTTGCCGCGACTTTGTAAGAAGTCAGCAATGAAGGTTGACATACTAAAGGGTCAGTATATTTAATACTTGCCTTTTTGGTAGCAATTAATCCTGCCTTATTTGCAATAAGAAAATTGAAAAGAGCTTTTCCTTTTAAATTTTCCGGTATCAGTATTCTGCTCATGGTCAGCGTATTAACTTGTTTTATTAAAATCCGATATAGCCTTGGATGTTGTAATAGATGTTACCTGGCGTTGCTGTAACTGATTGAATATCCAGCGTACTATTTGGGTTGCCTCTCAATGGAGTTGCAAACTGAATAACGGTAGGAACTGCTGAGGCTGTTGGTTGAACTTTAGTTCTGAATAATATCCTGTTTGCTGTTCCTGTTACGTTTGTGCCTGTAACAGTTAACGTAGACCCATTTGGAGTAGCCGAAAGTGTATAAGTCGTAGTTGATGGAGTTGTCAATACATAATATGGAACTCCGACAGTAATACCTGTAAATGTGCTTGCTGAAAAAACAATTTGATCGCCAATTTTAAAATCTTCCGTTGCAGAAGCTGTTAAAATGTTTGTTGTTGGAGTTTGGGCAGCCATTGTTACAGCTCCATCCCGAATTACAATTTCTGTGGCACTACTTAACGCATCGTTATTTATTACAACGCCAGTGACCATATTGCGAATAGAAGCACCTGCTGCCGCTTTAAAAACAGCTGGCGTTGTGGTATTTACTATTGATCCTAAAAAGGTATAATCGTAATCAGCAGGAGCAAATTGCTTAACCAGTTTCTGATTTTGAGTAGTCATTCCATCATATGCAACATCACCAGCTGTCAAAGTAAGGTCTGGCGTTGCAGGCATTACACGACCACCAACTTGCAATGGATTGGCTGTAGATGCTGCTGAATGGGCAATGTTACCCGCAACTGCTGGCATACCTGCAACACCGCCATTTACAACAGCGGTACCACCATATTGGGAAACGTTAAAAGCTGGTGTTGTTCCCACATTGGGTGCAAATTGTACCGGCAATGGGCTGTTGAAGCTTTGCTGCGATGTACTGGTAATGAAAGTGGGCTGTGAGGTATAGTTTTCAACAGAAAGAACACTCATGGTGAATGCAGTATTCGAAGCCGGAGCCGTTGATCCATTCACACATCTTATTTGTAAATAAAGGGTTATGTTGGGATCAGGGAACAGTTGCACAAAGGAACCGCGCATTGCCTGTGGATTGCTTGTTGTTGTAGCCAAAAGTTGATCAGCATATGCAGCCACTCCATTCTCCATGGTAGCAATACCCAAATGACCAGGCGAAGCAGTTGTATTAATAGTGGCTGTGGCTAATGTGTTAGCCCATCCATTGCGTTGGGTTTGATATCCGGCATTTGTAGCCGTAACGCCATTATATACAATCTGGTGATAGTTATATCCAAAAAGGGAACATGTGCCAGTATTGCCGGCACCGGTGGCCCAACCTGCAACTGTGAAAGTAACAGCGTTACCAGAAACCGAAGCAATGGCATAACGCCCAGGGATGGCCGTAACACCAGTGAATCCTGCCAAAGCGCCTATGTAAATTGATTGACCAACGCTAGTGGCATCAAGTGTTGTGCCCGGGATGGTAACAGTTACACTTGTAGATGAATTTACAGTAATGGAAAGGTTATCACCTACCAGATCAACCATTTCAACATAAAAGTTGTTGTTGGCAATCCTCTGTGATAAAACGGCACTATATTTTAAAGCGAAAGGCCCCTGAAAAGATTGTGTTGATCGAAGTATTGTCTCAGCATTTACGGTTGTATTGGCATTAATTACCAGCGTTCCAGCTGTTTGTGAAATGTTTATACCTGCTCCCGTTGCAACCGTGGTTAAATAAGTTGGGTCAGCATTATTTAAAACTTTATGAAAACTTACTCGGAAATCACTTTTCTGTGGTACCTGGGTAACAGGTATTTTTTGAACGCTATTGGGTGGTATTATTGTTGGCGTCTGGTTGTTTATTGTTACGGTAGCATTAAAATTTGCTGGATTTAATTGAATTGCCTCTGTTACAGCACTCCCATTTGAAGCATTCATATACACATTAATTGTTCCACTTGTATATGAGATACAGTTTACACGCAAAGCTTCAAAAGAGGCTGGAATAGCTATTCTATATCCACCGGTGGAAGATGTTGCTGTTGTAGTATAGGCATTTGTAATTCCTCCTGATACGGCAGCTAATGGAACCCATGTAGCATTATCAGGCTGAAGCCCCTGAAATTGAACTGTGCCCGAAAATGTACCTCCAATGGTTACATATGCCGAAGAAACACCAGTTATAGTCATGGCCACAGTTTGCCCTGATCCAGTGATAGTACCATTCTTAGAAATGTCTGTTCCACCAACTGTTCCTATTGCTTGCTGATCAGATGCAATAGTAACCGGCATACTTCCAGACATTGCTTTTTGCCCTAGGCTACTAGGAATACCAGCATCAATTGCTGTTAGTATGTTATTGCCAGTTACCTGATTTGCGGCCGAAGCGTCACCTCCCCCACCACCGCCACCAGCAGCATTGATTACATTGGCAGCAATCAAATTATAAAGACTATCATAGCTATATGGCGCAACAGCTGTAGCACCACCTACTGATACTAGACCGATATTGGCATAGGATATATTATCCGCCAACACGGCATTACCGATAGTGTAGGATATCCCATTCAGCTTTCTGACGTATGCTACACCGGTAAANTTCCACACGCTCTTACCACCGCTGATTAACTCCAAAGAATTGGAATTGATGTTCAAGGTATTTTGAGCATGCGAAATGGCTATCGAGCCTAAAAAGAGAATTGCTAAAAGTAATTTCTTCATTTTCTTATGATTGAATTTGTTTTTATTTGCCCTTCCTTTATTGCTTTTATTTCAGCAACCTCAGCTGCAGAAATTTTTGGTTTATCGTTCATTTGGGTATTCATAACACTAATTTTGATTTGCTTCAACCGTTGCTAAATTTTGTTTCATGAAATGGGTGATTCCCTTTTCTCCATGTTTCAAAAAAGCTTTCTTCATTCGCCTGGCATTATTCTGAACCATGAACAACGGGTACCTGTACAAATAGATTTGGTCAGGATTAATTGGCTGGCCATCAATTTCTTTAACAGTACCCCAAGACAGAATCTCGCTTCCTTTTAACAAATGCTTTTCATGAGATTCCTCATTAATCAATGCCATATTTTTTGCCAAGCTTTTTATCAACTTCAGTTTTGCTTTTTTACCCATTGTTATTGATTGTTGTTTTTGAATCGCCTGGTATTGCTACATTCGGAACTGGTCCAAAAACATAACCTTCCGTTAGCAATTCAGAATACTTTTTATCCATCCCAACTACAGTATCCATGGCTAATGCTATTCTCCATTCATTCCAGGTAATGATGTTGTTTAAAAAAGAAATCACCATTGCCTGATTCATGTACCATATTCCCTTTCCCTTTTCTGTAATGTTTTCTTGCAGCGCCGGCAGATGTGAAAAATCTGTGCTGATTTTCAACCCAAGCATATCCAATCCTAATAGCTGGGTCAATTGTTGATCTTCACTATTGGCATCCGGGATAATTGAGTTAGTATAAAGGGCACGTTCAGCTATATCCTGATTGTCAAACTTTGCATCAACCAATCCCATCAAGTATGGAGGATAATCAAGACCATCGCAGATATGCTTCGCATCTTGCAGTTCGCCTTCCAGCAGCTTTAGTTGCGAAACATCAAAACCAACAGTCTGCAGTTTTAATTTTGCATCAGTAATGATTGCTTTACGCTGGCCATCCATCATTCCATACTGCATGAAATCATTATGCAGCTTGTTAATATTGTCCTCATCATTAGGAAAGATTCCAGATTCAGCAGTGTCATTAGAATCATTGGTCATTACCCATAATGGACCACGATTGCGTATTAGTGATCCGCGACTGTTAAGGGATGATATCAGATTATCAATAGGAGACTCTAACGCAAATAGCCGGCTGTCAGGAAGGAATAAGCTAACATTGTTCTGATTTTGATTGAACATGTAAGTGCCGGTGCTAATCTGATTTTCACGGATGAAAAATATATTTTTCGGATCCATCTCAACCGAGTGCCCCATATAAGTCAGCCAAATAGATAAGAAAGGAGAATCCTGAGATTCGTAAAACATTTTGTCAGTCCTGTCTCTGATCTGGAGCATCCATGGTGGTATGTTCCAAAGCTTCCATTTGCTGTAATCATCTTCAAAACCTACTGGCTTGATAACAAGTACAGGGCAATAGCCATAAATCTGCCGATATACTGCACCTTGAGCTCGGAACTGAATACCCGATTGGATATAATTTGGATTTTCCAGCAGTTTAGTAATATCGGCCGCCACCTTTGACTCAGCCTTTTTTCCATTAGCATCAAGAATTACCCTTTTACCGTTTACCAGGCATTTAGCTTTCTTATTAATGATGGATGATATAACTGGACATAATTGATAGGCTCTCAAAGAACTATTGAAGTTTCCCCAGATGAATGCCTTATCTGCACCATTTACTCCAAAAAAGAAATTACCTCCGCGCCAAGTAGAAGGTTGGATTAGTTCTGAAGTCGTTGACTTCATAGCAATGCTTGTGATAGCATTACCAATGTTCCCCTTCATCAACTGTTGTGCTGCGATCTGGTATTTATTCATTGATTGGGTATAAATGACAAGCGGGCCAGTAGCACCTTTCGATGCTGCTGGCCCGCTTGGGACGCTTTTGGTTTTTTATCTATTGCACTGAAGCGCTAAGGCTCGCTGGCGTTTTATTTTCTGAAACTATTGTGTTTGTAACACCACACTTACATTTTTTAACTACAATCCCATCCTTTATTTCAGCTTCAAACAAAACTCTGCCACAACTCGTACATCTTACTGTGGTCAATTTTCGCTTTGCTTCAGCCATATTTTGGGTGGGATTCAAATTAAAATTACACTATTTTTTGAATTACTAAGTTATTTAGCAACTTTCCGAAAATAAAAAACTTTACTTTTTAATTAATTGATGAGTCTTATTCTACTTCCTCATGCTCCTTTCCAGTAAAGCGCATTGCGAAACTGAAATCAAAGTATCTAATGGCTGCCAATAAGTGATCGGGCATTCCATCAATAGGCTGGTTGGTTGTAATCTCATTACCACTTAAAATATCAACTGCAGTATCCCACACATAAGTCTCGAGCTCTGATTCTAAATTCACTGAGTCTTCAGTATAAAAATTATTGCATTCCTTAACCTTGCTTATGCCCATTGTTACCGTATTAGGACCCTTCCTGGCCATACGGAATGGAATTCCTAAACGCCTGAATGCTGTGCTATAGCTTTTATCATGATCACCCCATACTAACGTTTTAGTTGTACACCCGTTATCTCTTAAAATCTTGGCCATATAACTGGCAGGGGTCAAATCCAATCCATTCTTTACAATTTCATCAAGTATTTCATTTTCAGTTTTGTAAAGAAGTTCCTTATAGTATCTATTACGTTTATGGTACCACACTTTTACTATAGCCGACTGATCAGAATTGTAGCCGAAATCTATTCCAAACCCAAAAGGCATTTCCTTTTCAATGATATTACCTTTTTCATCCACTTCTTGAAAAGTTGGGACGTGGCTAACTTTCTTCATGCGGTAAATCAGACCTTCTACTTTTCCTGTCATTCCCCGGGCGTAAACTCTGAATTTCTCCGGATCTGAAATGCTTTCAATTTCATCATGCTTATCCTGCGAAAGAAAGGGATTGTGGCGGTGATCAGTAATAAAGCGCGTCCATTTACCGTAATACTGGGTGTCGCTTGGCTTAGCGTATATAAATTTTGAATGAACAAAGAATGGCGCAACAGGATTGTAATCCATAAACACCTGTCGAGCTGTGGATATGGCGGCGTTATAGAAAATATCAAAAGGAATACCATTCACCTCATTAAAAAAGATGTAATCCCTTTTACCACTGGTTGCCTCCAGTGCGCTTGAATAACTTGTAAACTCGATAATTGATCCGTTTTTGAAGGTGTAAATCCTTCCGGTATCATTGTATGATTCTATGTACTCACAAATGCCATCCTTTGGCGCCACATAGTTTTTGAAATCTCGGAGAGCGCCCTTTTTAAGATTGGGCACCGTGGATCCAACGACTGTGATAACTACTTTTTCTAGGGTAGCATATATTCCCAAAACAATGAGCATGTTAACCGTTTTCCCAGACCACTTTCCTCCCTGCAGAATAACAAATTTTGATTTGCATTCGACAATTTTTGAATAAAGGGGCCCGACTGTTAACTCATTAGTCTTCATTTTCTTTTATTTCCAATGATTCGCCGACTACCTGATTAATAATAATTTGAGGAGTGGGTAACGGTTGTCCATTCAGCCCGCCGATTTCGTGTTTTTCTGCCGGTCTTATGCCTTCAAGGGTTATGATTTCTTTTTCAATAGCCATGATAGCACGTATTCCTTCAGGTGTGCCTTTATAGCTTTCGCGCAGAGACCGCTTTAGCTTTTTTAAACTGAGTATTTTTAGTTTGCGCTTATTCCCGATAAGTATTGATTCATCATTTACCCACCTTTTTCTAGCTTCTGCAACATATCTTTTCGCCTGCCTTTCTTCAATTCCCCACTTTAAAATGATCTGCTGGACGATATCACCATACGGCCAGTCCTCCAGGATCCATTCCTGAACAATTCGGATACGCTTTTCATATTCTATTTTATCCAGCTTAGGCATCAGGATACATTCTTTTGATTACGGCAATATGTCTGGGCAGCTCATGGATGCGATCCCTCAATTTAATAGCTTCAATTTCCCGAAACTGCTTAACTGTTGCGTCTCTTTTGTCATCGTCTATGACATTGGGTTCGTAAGCCTTTACGGCTGCCTGGTTTATTGTTAGCTCTTCCTGCAGGTAATCAATAACCGTTTTTTTTACTTGTGCCATAATTTGTAATTCATTGATTTTCGACATAAACTACCATTTTAGGGTAGTAAATGTACTATTTGAGTTTACTTATCCATTGGATATAAATCTGATTTGATATTTGTGCCATCATTACCGGTGGCACGCTCATGCCGATTAAATACTTTGGATCAATCTCCTGAAAGTCATAATCCATCGGGAATGAGCCGCATAGCTTATACATGTCATTATGAATCTCAGCAGGTTCCGAATAATGCAACAATTTACTTGCTACTGTGGCTGTAATTGTCGGGCAAACGCGATTTCGCCATATTTTATAAGTGTTGAAGAAGCTTCCTTCGGGGTGAACAGAACTTAAAGAATTACCCGGTTTGCATTTCTCCCACCATTTTTTATAGGCGTCGGTAATAGGTTTGCCTACTGAGGATGGGATATTCTTTTCAACTTCAGCAACAGTTATTGGCTTTTGAGAAAACTCCAGTTTTAAAAGCGGCAGGTTTAAATCTTTGCGTAAGCAAATAAAAAATATCCTTTCCCTACGCTGTGGGACACCCATGGAAGCAGCATTAAGCCGGAACATTTGGACCCTGTACCCTATTTGATCAAATTGTTGACAAATTTGATGTACATAAGCCTTAGCATTTCCTTGAACCAACCCCACTACATTTTCAGCTACTATAACCCTAGGCAATAAAACACTGCCCAAAGAAATGTAATCGAAGAATAGATCATCCAGCTGCTGTAACGATTGCCCCTCTCTAAAATGCTTTTCCTTGCCCCAATCATCTTCCCGGTTACCGGCCAATGAAAAGGAAGAACACGGAGGCG